CCTACAAGGCTACTGCAACACAGCAGTTAACGGTTCAGGCGTAAGCGGTACAACTGTAGTTGCATTTACATACTAAGTTAAATTAGTTAGTTAAAACTAAAAGGCACTTTTAACAGTGCCTTTTTTATTGTCTATAAATATGAATGTGACTAATCAATTACATTTATATCAAGGTTATACTCTAGTAGACATAACTCCGACAGGGCAAACTGTACATTCTGTTAAAAAAGAAATTGAACGAAATCAACAACGCAACTGGGAAACAACCTTACAGATTCTTAGTCTGCGCACACAACCTAATATAGTTAAAACAGACATAATTGTTGACGATATTAAAAATTATCAATTTGGAATTAGCTATACCGGAGTGCATAAAATATGGACCTTTGTAGTGGGAGTTGATTACAAGGACATTTATACTAAAGGTCCGGACATTTTTGGCCTACTGCGTAGTGATTTTAAATTGACTCCTATTATAGCAGGACTGACAGAAACAACTGACTTTCTGCAACCTATATTTTATTCCAGTGGACCAGATAATAACATATACTTTAAAACTCTATCGAATTGAATAAATATTATTTGATGCTAATCATCACATATTAAGGCACACAACAGGCAAACTATCAAGGCTCATAAAACAGCATCGCTAACAGGAAAAGCGATTATGTCTACACCTACAGATATTGAGAAAGAAAGTTTAGAAGCCCACGTTGAATTATGTGCCATAAGGTACAATAACTTGGAAACTAAAATAGATAATTTAGAGCACCGTTTAGACAAACTTGAGCTACATATGGTAGACATCAAGAACAGTCTTGCATCTAAAGTCGAAGGACAAAACAAACAGACTATCAGTATATTCACCACAGTCATTGGTGTACTAGCCGCAGGCCTAATTGGATTTATCACTAAAGGTCTTTTCAATTAACTAAATACTGTTACACTTAGGTTAACAGTATGAAAATCGTAGAACTAACAAATAACATATTATTACCTATCACCAACGAAGAACACGAGCTATTAGCTCATTTTGAAGGTGATAGCCCCGTTGCAAAAAGCCAACTTGATGAGAGACAACAACTATTGGCTAATCAATTAACAGTCAAGGACGTACTCTTACGTACTAATCAAGATGGCAAAATCTACTACAAAAAAACCATTGGTTGAAATAGATGTTGAGAAAATTCGTAGATTTACAGAAAATGAATTATCTCGCTTAGTCAACCAACCTTTACCGTTTTGTTATCAAATTGGTTCGAATTTATTAATTGTAGGAAATAAATACAAGATACAAAAATTCAATGACAAATGTTGGCAGGTTACTGAAAATGATCAACAGATATTTGATTTTTTTACACGAAAAGATGCAATATTTTATTGTATTGCTATGCACAAAAAAGATTATGTATTAGCTAAAGAAATTAAAGAAGGTGATGACCTATTAAGTCGATTGGATTTTGAAGCTATACTTTACAGACATCGTTTTAAAAAAGCTAAAGAAGCCAACGATGATTGGGATTTACGGTTATACAGCAGTAAATATACTGAAACAATGTCTCGCATCGAGCAGACTAAGCAACAATTAAAGAAAAGTCAAAACTTGGCTAAATATATTAAAGTTTAGGAATTAAAACTATGAAACTCTCAGAAATGTCGTTGACATCTACTAAAAGAATTAACAAATTTATGGAAAGTCGATTTGGATTTTCTATTGATTTTAACAATCTATCAATGGCAAAAGCAAAACGTCTAAGCGAAACTATTACTGCTAATCTTAATAAGATTCGTCGTACTAATAATTTCCACACAGCAGAACGTAATCCACGTTATATGGAACTACTAACAGTTCAAGAAGGTTTAAGTACCTGGCTACAAGAAAACCGCCGCCGACTAATAGAAGGTGAAGTTAGCAATGCAGAAGTATTGTTGGCTGCTAAAGATATGGTTGATAGCGTACAAGATGCCATTGAGAAAGTTGGTAAAATGCAAAATGAACAATTACCACAACTGTTAGACAGCATCCGTGATCAAATCGGCAGTGAACAAGCTGACGGATTCAAAAACGCAGTAGGCGAAACATTAGCAACTCTAATGACAAACCTACAACAAGCACGTGAAGGGGTTGACACAGGTGTGCGTATCTTAAGCGGTGAGCAAGTTGACAGTCCTATGGACCTTGGTGGCGAACCTGACATGACTGCAGGCCTAGGCGCAGAAATGCCACCAATGAGTGATTTGGACGCGGAAGATACTGACGGCTTTGCGGCTACTGATGCCGCAGTGGGCGGTTCAGAAGAACTAGGCCGTGAAACACGTTAATGCGCTTAAGCGAATTTGCACACGGTCCTACTAATACTCCAGAGTCGAATTTACTAACGGCTCTGACAGTTATTCGTAATCGCTATAAAGATGTACCGACTGCGGCAAAGATCGGTACGCAAAGTTTAATCAATATGGTGTTAAATACAGATCGTACATTCGACTACGAAGCACTGGTAGCAGCTAACAAAGAAAACTCAGCAGTAAAAAATCTAATCAAAAGCTTCAATCGTAAATATGTAGAACTTCAACCATGGGGCGACGAAGAACCAGATGAAGTCGACACTACTACTAACGTAGATGATGAAACGTTAAATACCCCAGTTGACACAGTCGACGATATGGCTAAACGTGCAGCAAAAACACGTGGCGCTCCTTTATTTTAAAATCATTTACACTACCATATAAATAGTGTTACTATGTAATACACTTATGGAATTTCGTAACGGACTAAATAATAGAACAATACGAGAATCCTATATGCTAGAAAAAATTTGCGAATGTTGTAGTAATAAATTTATTTTACCCAAAGCAGGAAAAAAAGAATTAAGGCGCAGATTTTGCGGGCCTATTTGTTCCCGCAGATGGGCAGCTAATAATAGATCAGATGCATGGCGTAAAAAAGCAAGTGAAGCTAAACAAGGTGAAAATAATCCTATGTTTGGAGTGTCCTTAAACCATCCAAATAGTTTAGCCAATTTAGCCAGAGGGTATTGGGAAGGAAAGACAATGTCTGAATCTCATAAGCAAAAAATATCCAAAGGTAATACAGGCAGGATTGTATCCGAAGAAAGCAAAAGAAAAGCAAGAGCAACCAGGATTGCAAAAGGACAAATTTATCCACCAGACAGTCTGGCCTATGCAGAATTTAAAAAATACAGACGTAAAGTTCATTATTGGTCAGAGAAGAATGATTTATCAGTATTAGAGAATTATGAAAAAAGAAGCAAAATAGGATATAGCTTAGATCACAAATATAGTGTAAGAGTGGGATTTGACAATAATGTGCCACCTAAAGTTATGGGACATATATATAATTTACACTTTATTCCTGTTAAAGAAAATTCTAGTAAAGGAACAAAATGTTTAATTACAAAGGAAATGTTGTATGAGCTATTCAAAAATGGTACTTGACCATTATGAAAATCCAAGAAATGTAGGATCTTTAGATAAGGAGAATGCGCAAGTTGGGACCGGAATCGTCGGTGCCCCAGCTTGCGGATGACAGGTGATGTTATGAAACTTCAAATAAAAGTAGAAAACAATATCATCACAGATGCCAAATTCAAAACTTATGGTTGCGGAAGTGCAATTGCCAGCAGCAGTCTTGTCACTGAATGGCTAAAAGGTCGCACATTGGACCAAGCCCAAATGATTAAAAACTCTGAGATTGCTGAGGAACTTGCGCTTCCACCAGTTAAGATTCACTGTAGTGTTCTAGCAGAAGACGCTATTAAAAGTGCTATAGAGGATTATCGTAAGAAAAATAATTAAAAATAAAATGTAGTAAAATGAATACTTATAAGAAAAACCAAAATATTGTTGTGTGCTTTCCTGCGGGAAGCGGAGGGCATTTAATAGGAGCACTATGCAGTATTTTACTAGGAAATAGTGAAAGTTATCCCGACGAAAACGGCTCAATGCACTCTTCGGTAGCTCACGGTTTTATACATGTTAATTCGAGTTTGCCCCAAGATATAATTATTAAAAAATTACCAAATAAAGATGTTATAATAGGACATTTTACTAATGTAGAGTTATTAGTTGAAACAGGCAAAAAAGTAATTTATATAACATTTACACCGGACGATATTAACGAAATGGTTTACCGGGCAAATAAAAAAACAAAAATTGACCTCACTGATAAAAATACATATACTCAACTGGCAGGATCATCTTGGCCAACTTACGAAGAATTTTGCTCTGGCACTGTTATACCAACAGGAGAACAAAATTGGTTAGCTAATAATCATCAATATTCATATTGGGTATATTCTCTCCCAAAGCATAAAGATAGTACACTTGAAATTAAATTTAGTAGTATAAATGATAGTCAAACATTAATTGATAAAATAGCAAATTTTATGTCTATTACGAACTATGATACAGGTAAATTACAGCACGTTTTAAATATTTATAGGCAGTTAAACCCTGGGAAATAAAAAATTAATGATCACACTAACTAAAATAGCTGCAGAAAAAATGCAATCCGCCTTAGACAATCGTAGAAAAGGTATCGGCATGCGGGTAGGTGTTCGTACTACGGGTTGTAGCGGTATGGCATATACTTTAGAGTTTGCTGATATTCTTACTGAAGGCGACATTGAAATTAATCAGCAAGGAGTAACAGTAATTGTTTCTACCAAAGACCTAGTATATCTAGAAGGTATGCAAGTTGATTATCAACGTAAAGGACTCAACGAAGGGTTTGAGTTCATCAATCCCAATGAATCAGCCCGGTGTGGATGTGGAGAGTCCTTTACTGTATAAATATCTATATGAAATTCCCAGTCATTGAAATAGTTGATCGATATTGTATTGCTATAGTTAAAAGCAGTAAAACCAACGATGCTAATGCCGAAGAAGTTAAATTCTACAGTGAGCAAATGGACGAAACGGGTATATCTAAACTGCATACACTTATACAGCAACTAATCCAACATCACGAATATGTTTGGTCGTTAGAAGATGATTTTAAAAAAGCCAAAATAGACAATCTTCCATTAGAAGAAATTGGGCGTAGAGCATTACACATACGCGATGTTGGATATGTGCGAGTTGATATTAAAAATGCCCTTGCTGAACAGTTTAACGACCCAGTAAGAGAAATTAAAAAAGATCATATTTCGGAATAAGTTGACTTTAGTATATGGCTGCTATATACTAATAATATGCTTATACAAAAATACAACTACACACCTATCCTACGTGAAAGCGTAGAAGGACGGCGTTTATACGCTACCCCCGGCGGTAACAAAGTTCCTAGTGTTACTACAATCTTAGACAAAACCAAACCTCGAGAAAAAGTCGAAGCCCTACAAAACTGGCGTAGGTCAGTGGGTGAAGCTCGAGCACAGGAAATTACCACAGAAGCCGCTAACCGTGGCACACGTATGCACAAGTGGTTAGAAGACTATGTAAAGAATGATCGTGTTATTGGTGAACCAGGCACTAATCCTTTTAGCCAACAAAGTCACAGAATGGCGCAGAGTATTGTAGAAAACGGCCTTGTACACGTTGACGAAATGTGGGGCATAGAAGTACCGTTATACGTCGAAGGCTTGTATGCTGGTACTACTGATGCCTGCGGTGTTTACAAGTCAAAACCAGCTATTATTGACTACAAACAGACTAATAAACCTAAGAAAACTGAATGGATTGAAGACTATTTTCTCCAGTTATGCGCATATGGATTAGCACACAACGAAACTCACGGAACGGACATTCAACAAGGTGTTATTCTAATGGCAGTGGCGCCTAAGCCCGACGAACCAGTACAATTTCAAACCTGGACAGTTGAAGGCGCAGAATGGGAAAAGTGGACAGCCAAGTGGCTAGAAAGAGTCGAGCAGTATTATCGTCTTAGCTAAATATAAGATATAGATTAAGGTTGAGAACATGGCTGTAATTCAAATTTCTAAGATACAAGTACGCAGAGGCCTACAGGAAAACTTACCGCAATTAGCTTCAGGCGAAATGGGCTGGAGTAATGACGAGCGCAGGCTTTGGATTGGTAATGGCACCTTAGCAGAAGGCGCACCGTTAATTGGCAATACTGAAATTCTAACAGCAAACAGCGATATTCTTTCAGCTCTTGAAGCTTATCAGTTCAAAGGTGACGAATCTGGTTTTGGTAGTCAAACAGGTCTTACTGCTACAGGATTCATTGAGCGTACCTTTGGGCATAAATTAGATGAACAGATTAGTGTTCGTGATTTTGGTGCAGTAGGCGACGGGTCTACAGATGACTCTATTGCATTACAACGTGCAATTGATCAAATATACAATCCGTTAGGTGCAGTATACGATTCAATAGGTGTTAGACGTAGAATACATTTCCCTGCAGGGATATACAACCTAGCAGGTAATTGTTTAGTATTGCCCAGTCACGCTAGTATTTTTGGTGACGGTGCACAATCAACAGTTATTAAACATACTACTGGTAGCAATGTAGTAATTAAATTACGCGATAGTCTAAGACAAAGTGATGGTAGTTTAGGATTTAGTAGTGCTATATTACCTAACCAAATTGATATCACTGATATGTCGTTGGAAAATCAGACAGATGATCATATTGTAGTCATTGATAGTGCAACCACTGTTTCTTTTAATCGAGTTGATTTTGAAGGAAATTCGTCAATACTAACATCGGGCAACTTAAAAGCAGCTGTTAGATTGCAAGGCACAGTTAGCACTACTCAAAATATTTATTTCAATGAAAGTAGTTTTGCAAACATCACTTATGCAGGCAGTATAAATGGTGATGTTCGTGGCGTAACATTTAATAATTGCTATTTTGACAGCCTACATCAAGGGCTTAACGTAACTGCAACTACATCAAGTCCGCAAAGCATACGTGTGACAAATAGTATGTTTGATCGCATAGCAAAACAAGCTATCTTTTCAGCAAATGCTAGCTCTACATTTAGTGTGTTTAATCACTATCGTTCAG